TATAGAATTCTTGTGGAACACTCCCAAACAACCTCCGAAACGCTTTCTTTGCAACTTCTTGAGCCTCGTAGGGGTTGCTTGTTGAGATGTCGAAGAACCGCTCCTTTCTAACTACTAATCCGGCGAGTTCTCCGACTTTTTCTACATACCATACCCTAAATACCGCCACGCCCCATCACCCCCGCAAATACCGGCTCTCGGCGAGGAGGTGCTGAGCCTCTTTGTTGCCGGCCTCGGCGAGGCGTCGGACGTAGGCCTCCTCCGCCTCGTTGAGAGGCATTGCGTCCCTCCAAACCTTCACCGCCAAAACTCCGAGGTCAAAGCGCCTCATTCTCCATCACCTCCATGAGGACCGCTTTCTCTTCGGCTTCGTCAATCTCCCTAATCAAGGCGTCAAATTCCATCTCGGCGTCGCTGATAAGGTGCTTGGCGTCCCTAATGTTCTTCTTGAGGAATTGGAGAAGGCGCGGAAGTTCGTTGAGCGGGGCGCTCTCAAGCTCGTCGAGAAGGCGCTCGCTGAGGTCAAGGAGTTGGTAGGCATCAACAAGGTTATCCGTTATGCGTTCGGCGCTCATCACGACCACCCCCATCACGTTCTTCAATTATACATAGTGCCCTCAAGCATATAAACCTTTCGCAAGAAAAGGGAAAACATATGCAAGCCAAAGCTTCCGCACCGGATACATATATAGTATAATAATCAGTCCCGGGGCGCAAGCGCCGGGGCGCTATGCCTCCACCTCCTCCGCCCAAGGCGGCGTGAGGTAGGACCGACGGTAGTGTGGCAGAACGTAGCGCTCGAAATACTCGACGAACTCCCAGGGAACCCAGTAACCCGTCCGCCCGTAGCCCCGGCGGTAGAAGTCGGCCGGGTCGAGGCCGTTCCGCTCGCACCAGAGCTTGAACTCCCTTCTGAGCGCCGAAGGGCTGAGGTAGTCCTTGTATTTCCTCGCCAACGCTGAAAGCTTTATCAAGCCGTCCACGATGTCAAAGCCGAGCGCGATGAGGAGCAAATTAAAGTCCCGGTCCGGCTCATCCGGCTCCGCCGGGAAGTGCTCGAACTCCCAACGATAGCGCGTGAGGAGGCGCTTCGACTTGGCGTCGTTGCTGTGCAAGTAGGTGTGTATCGTGCTGAGCTTTAGGCCCCGGACAATCCACAGATAGGCGAAAAAGCCGTCGTCCCGCTCAAAGCGGAGGATTGGGTTGCTCGGCATGGCTCACCACCCCCACTCGGCCTTGAGCTTCTCCCACACCTCCCAAAGTTCCTCCGACGACGGCGCCGGCTCCGGGTTGAGCGACGGGGCGTAGGGGTTCGGCTTCACGGCCTTTATCTCCCTCGCGAGGGGCCTAAGCGCCATCGAGAGAGCGAACGGGCCGAGGCTCGGCGTGAAAAAGCGGACCTCAAAGAACTTCGGGTATTTCGAGGCGGTGAACTTCCACGCCATTTTCGGGTCGTCCGGGAGAACGGCGCCGATTTTGACCCACTCAGCCCATTCCGTATCAACGCCACCGTAGAGCTTCCAACCGGCGAAGGCCTTCGGAGCGTCAATGAGCCGCCCGATGCCGTGCTTTGAAAGCGCCGTGAGGAGCTTATCAATCTCAACCGGAGCCACGCCGTCGGCGCGCATTTCTATCGCGGTTGTCTTGAGCCGAACCCTCGCGACCCAACCGTGCTCCTTCTTTTCTAAAATCTCAACCTCAACCGGGGGCTTCCTCTTCCTCATTTTTTCACCTCCATCAAGCGTTGAGCGAGGAGCCGGGCCTGAGCGAGTTTGGGCGCCAAAAACGGTTGGTCGCCCCGGATTAGGAAAACAAACTCCCTCGCGCGGGTGAGCGCAACATACCAAACCCTAACCTCCGCCTCAAAGTCGTCGCGGGAGCCTTCCTCAAGCTCCTCGCGTATGCGGTTCGTGATGCTGTCGTAAATCACAACCACATCCGCCTCGCGGCCCTTCGCGGCGTGGATGGTGTCAATGTAGATTTTGCCGGCCGGCTTCTTCATCTTGCCGCTCAGACGGGCCTCAAGTGCCCGGATTGCGACCTCCGCGTTCGCCTGGCTTCCGAGCATCTCGGCGAGGATTGGGAGCTTTATTGGGCTTACTGGGTCGCGGAGAATTTTCACGGCGACGAGGTTGCGTGGGTTCTCCGCGAGCGCATCAACGACGCGGTTGAGCGTCTCGCCTTCGAGGCCCGTTAGGCGAAGGTAGAACCGCGCCTCGGCCTTTGATACCTTACCGGCCTTCAAATCGTTGATGAACGCCTCAATTCTGTCCACGAAGTCCTTCCACACCTGCATGCGGCGCGTCTTGAAGCGGTAGTAAGGAACCCTCTGGCGGAGGAACTCCTCCTCGATGGTTCGGACCTGCGCGTTCGTGCGGGCGAGAACCATGACGGTGGCGCCGCCCATCGCGAGCTTGTAAACGGCGCGGGGGAGTTGAACAAAGGTTATGTTCCGCACGAAGACGCCGCCGCCCTCCTTGCGCGGCTCGAAGGTCTTCGGATAGCGGTTCCGGATAAAGAGGCGAACGAGGAGCTGAGAATGGGCCAAAACGCGGGACGGGAGGCGGAACGAGCGCTTCAGAACGACGGATTTGTCGGCGTCGAACTCGTGTAGAAGAAAATTCGGCGACGCTCCTTGAAAACTAAAAATTGTTTGGTCATCGTCCCCCGCCACTATAACATATTCGGTGTCCACCATCCAGTTCTTGAAGACCTCCCATTGGAGCGGCGAGAAGTCCTGGAACTCGTCCGCGACGAGGACCGGCCGGCCGGGATAGACCTCGCCAATCAAGGCGAGCGCGAGGATGTCGTCGAAGTCAATTATCTTTTCTTGTGCTTTGAACTTCAACCACGCCTCCGCGAGGTCGCCGAACTGCTCATCCTCGGCCTTGAGTTTGTCCACGACGCGCTGAAGGCTCAAGTAGCGCGGGAAGTAGACGTTCACGGCCCGCGTGTAGGCGTTGAAGAATTGGTTCCCGAGAAGGACCGTCAACTCCTCGTTGGGGTCGTAGGGGATGCCGTATTTGTGGGCGAACTTCGCCTTCCACCAACCGGCCGCGCCGGGCTTCTGGAGCGTCCGGCTCACGACGCGGGCCGGGATGAGCCGCGCTTCGCGGAGGAGGTGCAAGGCGATGCCGTGCATCGTGCCGAAGTTCCCGGTCTTGTAGCCCCTCGCCAAGCCGACCCTCGAAAGAAGCTCATCAACGGCGCTGTTCGTGAAGCTCATGAGGACCGTTTCCCGGGGCGAGTATTTGCCGTGTGGTAGCTCGATGCCATATTCGTCGAGGAAGTCCCCCGCGTCGAGGCGGCCGATTAGGTGCCCGAACGTTTGCGTGAGGGCGTGGGTCTTCCCCGTGCCCGGCGGCCCGAAAATGCGGAGCCTCACTCGTCATCACCCCAATCCTTGATGTTCTTGTAGATGTCGTCGAGGCTCGCGATGGCCTCGTCGAACTCCGCCGAGACTGGCGTCGGGTCGGAGCCGAGAAGCTCACGGAACACCGAGAACGGAACGAGGTAGTAGTAGGCCCGCTGGCGGGAAACCATGATGCGGCGCTTCTCGATGCCGAAGCGGCGGAGGAGTTGAGTCAGCTTTCTAATCGAGGTGATGCCAAGCAAGGAGCGGGCTTTCTGGCGGACGTGCTTCGCGAGGACGGCGTAGTATTTGCCGTGCCGGTCGGCGTAGATGAAGGCGTCCGGCAAGGTCGTGGGCTTCTCAACGGGCGGGTAGAGATTGTAAAGCTCCGTCAAAAGCTCGCCGATGCCGATGTCGTCCTCGCGGACGTGGATGGCCCTCGCGAAGGCGCGGGTGATGAACTGTTGGAGTTGGTCAATCCGCTCGCCGGTGTCCTCCTTCGTGAAGGTGCGCAGAACGATGGGCGTGTTGAACATTTCGAGCGTGAAAGCGGAGATGTCGCCGAGAACCGAGCGCCTATCCGTCGCGATGGCCTTGACCGGGATTATGAGCGGCTCATCCTTGCCGGCGAAGTAGATTTTAAGCTCCTTCGTTGCGCGGTTGTAGATGATTTTGTCGGCGAAGTTTAGGAGGAGGGAAACAGGGTCGGTCGAGACGAGCGGGCAGTTCGTTATGTCGCAGGCCCCGGGGAAGCGCTCGGTTACCTGGATGCAAGAAAACGTCGCCGTCGTGTCTTTGGCCTCCTCGAAAAGCTCGTTTGCAACATCCGTGCCGACAATTTCCGCCACGTCGTTGTAGCGGGGCTGATATTCCCTTATGAAGCCGACGATGAGCTTTCGGGCCTTCTCGTCCTCCGTGATGCTGAGAAGGGCCTCGATGCACGGCGGAAGCCTCACGGTCTCACCCCCGCCACCAGCTCGTGCGCCCTCTCGGGCGTGAGATAATCGCGATATATATAATATAATAGGTATCCAGCAACCTCGCGCTCCGGCACCGGGATGTCCATGTCGGCCGCCTTTAGCTCCTCAAGGAGGTAGCGGGCGGCCACGACGAAGAAGGTCGCCGGGGTCATCGGGTTATAGGTGAACGGGCCGAGGCGGAGCGTCATGCCGGCGATTTTGACCACGAGGTAGCGCGAGACCGGGAGCGGCCCGCGCTCAAGCCAAGCGTCCTTGAGCATCAGGCGAAACGCCTCGCCAGGGTTCGCGTAGGGACAATGGCGGCGGCGCTCGTCGGTGCAGTATTTGCCGAGATGCTCGGGCCTCTTTCCGAGAGGGCACGGGAAGAACGGGGCCGAGCGGAGCATGGCGAGGGCCGTCTGCTTCCTCTGCTCGTAGGTGTCAAGCGTGAAGTAGCCGAGGCTCCAAAGGACCGGCTCAAGCTTTTCGTCGCCGAAGGTGCGGAAGAACGAGAGTATATCCTCAAGGGCGTCGAGGTCCTTCATCACCACGGCGTCCTTGATGCACGGGGGGAGCTTGAGGCTCATTCGCTCATCCCTCCTCCCGCCTTATTATGAGCTTGTCCGGGTAAACCTCAAGACGGACGTATTCCGCGCCTTTGAGCCATCCCCTCGGGATGCTCACCTTCGGCGAGGTTTTTAGCTTCGGGTCGAGATGTATGACCTTCCTCTTAAGAACTCTCTCCGGCTCCTCCATGTTGCCACCCCCTAAGTGCACTATGAGTAGTGCACTAAAGGTATATAACGGTTGCGAAAACAAATCCGTTTAACTTCTTGACCGAGCGAAAGCATGTAAACAAAAGTGTTTAACTATTTTGGCTTTGTTAAGCTTTGGTTTTTGACGACTGCCCAAATTGGAAAATTCCCAAGCAATCGGAAAAAACATAATCAGGGGGTGGGTTTGCCCGTCTATCGACGAAAAATTTGTTGCCCATATAGGCCCGGCGCAACCTCCGAATGCAGAAGTTGGGCAATTCAGAGTGAAATTTTGGGCACGAATGGGAAGAAATGAATATACTTGTGCATCGAAACGGCCACGAGAGGGCTTATTTGGTGCACAAAAACGGACGTTGGGCAATTTTTCCCCGTTTTTTGCCAATAAATCCCACTTAGTTGGACACCGACCCCCCTTTAGTTGGACAACAACCCCCCCGAAGTTGGGTAACGAATTTTCGGACCTTTTTCCATAGGTCATGGTAAACCATCACTCGGAGGTGTGATTAGCAACCCCCGTGTTTGGGGGGCGCTTTCGAAAAAATGTATACATTTTTCCCGATGAACACTTTTGTGCTTGCCCAACATGTGTCCAACTAAAGGAGGGTTGTTGTCCAACTAAAGGGGGGTCGTTACCGCTAAACGGGGGGGTCGTTACCGCTAAACGCCCTCCAATTACCCAACTTTCGGTTAGCCTAATGGGTATTTTCGACTACCGTCGAGAATAATGCACAGAAATGCTCACCGGTGATAACGAGTTCCAACAAAAGGCCAAGCGTTCGTCGAGAAAAGGTGTAAAATCAAAGGAGATATGGTGGGAAGAGGTAATAGTGTTTGCGGACCCGATTTATCATCACTTGGCGTTTCTCGATGCCCCACTTGGCGAGTATCTTGGTCAATTTGTGGGCGTTCGCCTCAACGAACCTCCGGACAATCCTCGCCTCGACGACGACATATGCCGCTCCCTTTATGGGCACCACTTTGCCATGCTTCCGTGCAACCTCGCATGCCTCTTTGAACACTTGAAACTCTTCCAAACATTCCTTTGGTAGTGGGGTTGGCATGACGACCCACCACTTGCCGTTGCGCTCCACGACTTGATACTTGCCCTTAAGTGCCTTTCCAATGGGCGACTTAACTTGCTCGACCAACCACTCTTCCGGAACGAGTAGATGGTTGTCAAAAACCGGCCAACGGTATGTCCTTAGGTATTCGCACGGGTGTGCTCCAATGTCCCTTAGAAGGTCCTCAACGATTGCTTTGCTCCCTTCGTTTAGTTTTTGCCGTATTGTCCAAAGCTCTGCTTCGAGTTTTCGTTTCAATTCGTCTAAGGTTGTATACTCCACGACAAAAACCCTATTTGGCCCCTTCATGGTGCATCACCAAAAAGAGTAGGTGCTCAAAATATATAAGGTTTTCCTCAAAAAGTATAAAAAGTTGCCAGGGCGACGGCTCAGAGCCGGCGCTCCCGGATGGCCTCCTTGAGAAGCTCAACCCCGCGCTCGCCGAGAAGCTCGCGGGCGAAGTCTTCCGGCACCTCGCCGTTCCAGACCGAGGCGATGAAGTGCAGGAGCACCTTCACCGGGACCACGACGCTCGCCGGTTTGCCGCCCCGGTCCACGCCGTCAATCTCGACCACGTCTGCCCCTGGGCCGGCGCCGACCGGGTGCTGAAGGTAGAGGTCGTAAACAACCACCTGGCTCGTCCCGTTGCTCAGCTCGACCCTGACGCGGTAGCTCTTCGAGGCGACGGTGGCGTAAACGCTCACGGCTCACCCCTCCGGCGGAGTTCGCGCTCGATGTCGGCGAGCGGCCCGAGGGCGCGGTAGATGTGGCGCACAAGCTCGTCCTCGGGCGGAAGCTCGTTCGCCAGCTTCGCCAACTCCTTCTTCAGCGCGGCCACCCTATCTGCGAGCACGTCAATCACCCCCTATGGTTTTTCCAAGCGTGGTAAGAGTTGAGCAACTGATTAAACATATCGCGGGCGAGCGGGCGCATTCTCGACTTCACGCCGTTTATGAAGTTCTCGTAGACCTCGACCTCGCCCGGCTCAAGCTCGTTCGCCTCAAGCTCCCGTATGAGCGTCCGGACTTGTGCGAGCGCTATTCCTTCGTCAATTTTTTGCCGGCCGCTCTTGCCTTCGAACATCAACGCGAACTCGTCCCCGTCGTAGAAGCCGAGCGTCGTGTTCCGGAATTTGTAGAGGGGCAAGTATTTCCCAACCTTGCTTTTGCCGTCCAAGTTATAAGTGTATTTTCCGCGCTCGGCGTCCCACTCAAAGTGTCCGGGTTCGACCAAGCGGTTGCGCTTGGGCGGCTTTGTCCGCTTGGCCGATTTCATCTTCGCCTTGACGAACTCCTCAACCGGGTTGACTTTGGCGTTGGTCTTTTTCTTGGCCGGCTTTTCATCCTTCGGTGGCTCGGACTTTTCAACTGGCTCCGTTTTGGGCACGGTTTTTGCTTTGGGTTCGTCCTCCGGCCCCGACATCTTTCTCTTGCCGAGCCTCACGTTGTCCTCAAGGTTCTTCACGAAGTTGCGGGCGGTCCTCTTGCTCGCGCCCGCCTTCAACATCTCCTCGATGAGCTTCTCTTTAGCCTCAAGGTAGCCGGAGTAAAGCTCGACGAACCGCTTCACGGCTTCATCGAGGCTCATCTAATCACCTCCTTTCCCACCCCAAGCTCTTGAGTATATCTTCCCAAGCGTAGCGGCGAAACACCTCGCCAACAAGCGCCCCAACGATTAGGCCAACGTCGTTCTTCAACAGCTCTCGGCCGACGATTGCCCCAACGATGTCCGGGAGGAACTCAACGACGAGCTTCACGACCCTCACCCCGAAAAAACTTCTCAAGCTCGTCCGCGACGGCCTCGAAGAACCCCCGCGCCTCGTCGTAGTCGTCAAAGTAAAGGAACTTCCAATGACTCACGCCGGTTGGGACGGCCACCACCCACTTCCTCTTCCATTTGTCGTATCTCAAGCTCACGGTTACCCAGCCGGCTGGCGTCGCTATGGTCCGGCTCTTCTCTTTCGCCTTGAGCTTCTCAAGCTCCTTTTCTTCGAGGATTTTTTCGGCGGCCATCTTTGCGAGCCGGCGCGGGTCGGTGAAGAACCTAATGGCGAAGAGCATCACCGCACCGACGCCCGCAAGGGACGCCCCGAAGAACACAAGCGGTTCTGCGGCGTGCGGTTTGCCCGCGAGGACCCCCACGACCGTCGCGGTGATTGCTACTATGGAGCCATACACAAGGAGGGTAATCGGTATGATTTCGTTGTCGTCCCTCACGGCGCATCACCCCATCACTTGGCCGATGAGCTTCGGCTTGCACTCGACGACGGCGATGCGGCCGACGAACCCGGAGTTCTGGCCGAGGAAGTTGTCAAGCCATGCCTTGGCCTCGTCGAGCGAGGCGTGGGCGCTCACGAGCCGCCACTCCTTCCACTCCGGCTTTTTGACCTCGACGATGAACAGCTCCATTGTTCATCCCTCCAACATTTTTCGTATCTCGTTGGTGGCGTTCGGGTTGTAGAACACCATCCCGACGAATTCCATTTCCTCAACGAGGTTCTCTCCGGTCTCGTAGGTTACGGCCTTGATGCGCACGTGGTCGTCTTGCACGAAAATCATCACGGGCAACCTCGCCATGCGGGAGCGCTTGTATACGTTGCGGTCGAACGGCACGGGGACTTCCCTGTATTCGTTGACGCCGACCCAAATCTCGTCGGCGAGTGGTTTGCCTTTGGCAATGACGCCCCAGATGGCGAGGAGTGAGAAGTGAGGCAACTTGAAGTCGGCGATGGTGGTGAGTTTGGCCGGCCCCGGATACTTGATGGCCCAGTCCTTGCGCCCAAGCCAAGGGGGTGTTATAAGGTTGTGGTGTATGGGATTGGGCAATAGTTTTTTGGATATTGTATATGCTGAGATAACGACCTCAACACCGATATCGGAAAATGGCATGTTTTTCACCATCTTTATTGGGGTCTTAAGAAACTCTTTGTCTTCGAGGGTGAGTTCCCAATACGCTTCAAATTCTCGCCTACATGGGAAGGTTATTTCGACAGTTCCGACCGATGGTTTGCGCTCTTTGTTTGTGGTTTCTTTGTTTTCTTGCTCTGCGGGTTTGTTGTCTTTCTTCCCAAAAATCTTGAAGGCGCACATCGGGCACCACCTCATAGCGTCGAGCAACGCCTCAACGAACTGCCACGCCTTTGGGCCGGTGATTATGGCGTCGAAGTGGTCGTCGTGCTCAAGCGTGTGGACCTCACGAAGCTCGGCCCTAAGGCCGGCCCGCTTGAGCTTCCACGAGCCGGTCTTGGCGTCGAACTGCCAGCCGGCCTTGTCTAAAACGGCGGTCAGCGTCGTCGGGCGCATCTCTGGCACCAAAACGAAAAAGGAGCGGAGGCCCCTCGGCGTCGAGAGGCGAAGCTCGAACTCAATCATCCTCATCACCCCAGAGAACCTTTCGGCGTAGCTCCAACTTCCCCTCAATCCTAATCACGTCGCTGTCGAAGTGGACTTCCTTGACTTGCATAACGAACGTCCTCGTCCGGCCGGCGTAGTCCACCGGCCCGATATTGGTGATTTCCACCCCGATGGCGTCCCCACGTAGCATCGCCTCGAAAAGCTCCGTCGCGTTTTTCTTAGTGTTCGGTATTGAGACGACGATTGGGGCCTCGATGACTTCCACGTTGGGTTCCCCCCCATACGGCGCCCGAAATGCTTCGCCCGCTTTCACGAGCTTGACCTCAAACACCGGCATCGCCGCCACCCCCGTCCGAGCTTTCGGCCTGATTTGAGCGGGCCGTCTGCTTCGCCTCCTCAAGCACCGCCTTGGCGGCGCCTTCGGCGAGCTTCGTCATGACGCTCTTGCCGTCCGTGTCAATCATCATCAGGGCGTAGGCGAAGCCCGAGCCTTCCTGCTCGCGGTTGGCCTCCTCCGCCTTGCGGCGCATCTCGGCGTTCCACTCCTCCCGTGAGAGGCCGCTCTCTTTCCACAGCTCCTCCGGCGTCTTCACGGCTGGGCGGATTTTCTTGGACTTCACGGCTCAGCCCTCCAGCAGAGCCTTCACGAGCAGAACCCGGTCGAAGGCCTCGCCGAGCGCTATGGCGTCGAAGACCCGCTTGGCGTCGTCCTCGTTGTCGGTCCTTGCGAGCACCCTAAGGACGGGCGACCCGCCGACGTTTTCCTCACCCAGAACAAGGAACACGGCGCATCACCGCACCTACTACGGTGCTTCGGTTTATAAGCGTTACCACCAAAACGTAAAAACGCACCTTGACATATACCAAAGCGTAAGGCTTATAACCGCCGGTGCCGTAGTGCTCTTGGTGGTGCGCATGGACGACTGGGTAACCATAAAGGTCCGGCAGGAGACGCGGGAGCGCCTCAAGGCGCTCGGCCGCAAGGGCGAAACCTACGACGACGTGATACGCCGGCTCATAGAGATGGCGGAAAGGGGGGAGAGGAAGTGATTGTCTGGGTGAGCGATTGCCCGGACGCGCCAGGTGGCTTCGGCAAGGTAACCCGCTACATGCTCTACCACCTAAGGAGGGCGGGCTTCAGGGTCGCCTCGGTGTGCTTCGGCCGGACGACTATTGCCGAGATGGACGGCTACAAGGTCTATCCCTTCGCCACGCCGTCGAAGTGGCTCCTCGAGCGCATCAGGCGGGACCACGGCGAGGACATTGAAGCGGTGGTTGTGCACGGCGCCCCCTGGGTCTACCCGTTCAACCAGGCAATCCAAGAGCTACGTGCTTACCTCCCCGGCGTGAAGTTCTTCGGCTACTACGTGCACGAGGCGTTCTACTTGCCGCCGGACATTAGGGCGGTCTTCCAGACGGCGGACGTGCTCATCACACCGACGGAGTTCACGGCCGAGGTTTTGGAGATGCCGGCCGAGAAGGTGCCGCACGGCGTCGACCCGAAAATCTGGCGCCCGCTCGACGTTCCGAAGTTCGGCCGCTTCACCATCGCTATGGTGGCGAAGAACCACCCCCGCAAGCGGTGGGATTTGTTCTTCGAGGTCATCGGGCGGCTCCGCAAAGAGGGCTACGACGTGCAGGCGCTCGCCTGGACGACCAGAAAGGGCTACTGGGACATCGAGAAGCTCGTCAAGGCTGTCGAGTGGCGGCTCGGCGTCGAGGTGCCGGTAATCATGCCGAACCCATACGACGCCACCTTCGGCGTGCCCGACGGGGAGTTGGCGAAAATCCTCGCTCAGGCGCACGTGCACCTCGAAATGACGATGGGCGAGGCGTGGGGTCTGCCAATCACGGAGACGCTCGCGCTCGGCATTCCAAACCTCGTCGTGGACTACCCGGCCATTCACGAGTGGGCGAAGGGGAAGGTGGGCTACATCGAGAGCGCCGGGCGCTTCTACAGCGTCGAGGGGTTGGTTCACCCGGTCCCGGGCGTCGAGGACGCCGTGATGAAGCTCCGCGACATGATACACTCATATGAGAAGTGGTCGGAGAAGGCGCGGAAGTCTTCCCGTACAATCCGCCGCGAGTTCAACTGGAGCCGGGCCGGGAAGCAAATGGTCAGGGTCCTTGAATGGCACTTGTGAATTCCTCATCTATAAAATTTTTAGAAAAGAAAAGGGGGTCATGAGCTTCCCATGTTGTCGAGCCACCTTGCGTACTCGACCGCCGTCCCGGCCACGACCGAGGCGCCGTATATCAGGGCAGGAAACACTGTCGGGCTGTACGGTAGTGTCGAGACGCCGTTCACCGCCGCCGCGAGCAGATAGATGGCCGAGCCGAATATCAGCCCGATGACGTTTCCATAGATGAAGCCCTTTATGATGCGGAACAGGACGCTCTGGCCCTTCTTCTCCTCAAGCCAGTGGCTGTACTCGACGGCGGTTCCGGCGGTAACACTGGCGCCGAATATTAGGGCCGGCCACAAGTCGGGGTTGAAGGACAGTGTCGAGATGCTGTTCACTGCCTTCGCAAGCATGTAAATGCTGGTGCCGAATATCAGGCCTATCACCGCCCCATAGAGGAACCCCTTAAACAACCTAAACAGCAGGCGTCCTTTCTCGGGCGCGGTCTGGGTCGCGTTTGGCTCATCAACCATTCACACCACCTCCTTTTTACTGTTCGCGTTATGGGTTGATTTAAGCGGCCTCCGCCTCTTTAATCTTTTCCTTAACCCACATTGTGTATTTCCACCATGCGTACGTGCCGGCGCCAAGTAGGAAGATGTAAAACGCAATCTTTAGGGCTTTGCTCATGGCCCCTCACCGCTCACTCCTTGCTCAGCCTCCAGTTCTCGATGGCCTTCGCGACCGCGTAGGCGCCGATGACCACCGCGATGCCGATGCCGATTTTCTCAGCGGTGGTGGCGATGCCGGAGCTTGGGCCTGACGGCTTGCTCGCATTGGCCACCGGCGTGATGTTCTCAAGCGCCTTCTGGCAGATTGGGCTGTGCGGGTCCTTGCAGACGCTCGTAACGAAGTTCACATACTGCTCGTAGGCTTCGGAGCGCTTCAACTCCGCAACGGCGTAAACCGCTTGCACCTTCTCAATCTCGACCGCGATGGCGTAGGCCACTATCAGGGCCAGCGCTATGATGACGGCGTAAACTATGAGCGCCACCGGTATTGCGAGCGAGCCAGTTCTCCGCACCGGTAGGACGACGGTGTAGGTATCGCTTCCAGCCTTGACGATATACGGACCCTTGAGCTCCATGCCGTTGTAGGTGTAAGCGGTCGTCGTGTCAATGACGAAGCCGAGCGGCGTGAGTTCCTTTGACATCGCGGCGACCGTTTGCCTGAGCACCTCGTCCATCTTCGGGCACTTCTTGACGAGGCCGAAGAGGTATTTCTTGCAGGCGTCCTTGACGGTAACGGCAAGCACGGCGAAGTTTGCCGTCGCGAGGGCGCCGGGCAAGAGTAGGTAGCTCGCCTCGTAGGCGACCCAATACCAGCCGCGCGGGAGCTTGACGCCCCACTTCTGCTCGTACTCCTCGAGCTTCTCCTCTGGGACGTTGTCGTTAGGGAGCTGAACCCTTGCGAGCATGACGCCGTTCTCCCAGTCCTTGAGCTGGGCCTCAAGCGGTCTGTCGGGCGGCCGCTCCGTGCCGGCGTACTTGTAGCCGATGACGACCGAGTAGTCCACCATCAGCGTCGGGAGCTTCTCTATGATGTCAATGCAGGCCGTGTCCGGCACCGGGAGGGCCGGCCCCGGTAGGTTTGGGCTCTTGTGCCCGCAAATCCTCTGCGTGTAGAACTGCATCGTCGCCAGCCAGAGGTTGGGGCTTGTCCAGACGGCCACCTTGCCGTTGCCCTGCGTGATGAGCTTCTGCTTCCAGTTAGGCTTCGCCCCAGGGAGCTGGCCGGTATCAACGTCGAGCGGCGTGTAGATTGCGCGGTAGGTCTGTTGGAAGGCGGCCTGGCTAAGGAGTATCCAGAGCAGAGCGGTGCGCTTGTCCATCTTCGACGGGTCAATCGGTTCGAGGCCGACTGCCTCCACGTAGGCCATTCTGCTCGCGTAGGTCGGCATAGAGCATCACCCGCTTCACTTCTTCGCGAACGCAATCGCCGCAAGGATTGAGCCGATGAAGATGATGGGGCCCCAGGCGGAGGAGGTCTTCTTCTGCGTTACCTCGCCGACGCTCGGGCTTGGCGCAGGCTGAGGGGCCGGCTGTGGCTTCGGCGTCGGCTTGGGCGTAGGCGTCGGCTGGGGTTGTGGTTGAGGGCTTGGAGAGAGCACGTGGAGCTGGACGTAGGCGGTCGCCTTGAGCTTGCCGTCCACGTAGCCCTTGATTGCCAGCCTGTATAGGCCAGGCTTGGCGTTGCTCGGCACCTGAATGGTGAAGCTCGGGCTTATCCCAAAGGCGCCCTTCGTCGTTGCCGGCTCGGTCTTGTAGATGCCCCAGGGCGTGTCCACCTCGACGGCGAAGGTGTGGCTTGAGTAGTCGTTGGGCACGCGGAGATAAGCTCTTAGCGTGAAGCTCCCGCCAGCCACGACCTCTGCGGAGCTTGGGTTCACGGTCAGCTCGGCGTTGGTTACGAGCACTTGGCTCGGCTTTATCGTCCAAGTTGAGAGCAGTTTTCCACCCTCGACGTATGCCGGGCTGACGACGGCCATCACGATGGCGCCGTCGCTCGGCAGACTGAAGTCGCCGATTATTCTGCGCTCGCACTTCCTAAGCGTTGCGGAGCCGAGCTTTATGCCACCGCCGTTGCTCAGCCTATCGTAGGCGTTCACGTCAGTCCCGGCGATGTAGTAGACGGCCACGTTCACGGTGTCGGGCAGTATGGCCCAGTTAGGTATTCCGACCTCGACCTGAATTCTGCTCCCCGGAGGAGCCTCCTTCGGCAGGCCGAGGAGTATGCTCTTCGGGCAGTCCACGGTTATTGGTCCCGGAGCCGGTTCGGGGGTTGGTTGGTTCGGGAACACCATTTCGCACCACCTCCCTTGTTTTTTCGGGTTTCAGCCGGTTGATTTTACCCGGTGATTGGTGAGGGTCAGACCTCCGGCACGTAGAAGATGCCGACGCTCGCGGTCGTGTTCGGGCTGAGGCTCGGCGTCCCGGAGCCGTCCGTGTAGGCCGCCGCGATGTAGCTCCCGTTGTAGTTCTCGGAGATGAAGTAGATTGGGTTGCCGGCCGTGTCCTGTATCGCCGCCCCGTTGCCGTCCCAAAGCTCCCAGTAGTAGGTGCTTGTGGCAGTCGCTCCAGCAATCGAGCCGGAGCTCAGCCACTTGTGGCGGTGTAGGTGGGTGTAGAGCGCCACCGTTACGACCGAGCCGCTCACCGAGACGATGCCGGCATGGAGCGTCGGGTTGAGGCTGACCGCGACGATGGGCTTCGTCGTGTCCGGAACCCGGCTCAGCGTTACCGTTGCCTTGCCGGTGCTGTCCGTCGTTACGCCGAAGGCCTCGAATACTGCCACGCTCTCGCTGTTCAGCTCGCCCCTCACCATTCCGGGCACGACGCGCTCAATGAGCCGGAGCGGGCTTATCTGGACTGGCATAGTTCAACACCTCAGACCCTCTTCAAGACGAACAGCTTCAAGCTCGACCCGGTCTGGGCGGCGTTGCTCAGGTATAGGTTTGCTCCCGCCAAAAAGTTCACGCCGTCGCCGACGTTCAGGTCGTCGGGCACGACAATCGGCGGGTTGCTTGGGCTGAACAGGGCTATGCTCGCCGTCGCGCCGGCCGTGATGTCGAGTATCGTGAACCCGACGACGCTCCCGGTTACGAGGCTTGCCGTCCTAGCCGTGCCGAGGTCGAGGTCGAGTATCTCGTAGGCGTTCGCTAGCATCTCGCCGACGAGGGCGCTCAGGCCGTCGAGCTTGCCCGAGAGTTGGGCGTTCATGTCCTCAATCGCCTGCACAACGTCTGAGTTGGCGTCGCTCCCGACCGGGACGCCGTTGTAGATGCGCGCCATTCACACCACCCCTCAGACCTCTGCGTACCAGCTGAACGTCGCCGTTGAGCCAGACGGTAGGGCCGTCGGAAAGGCGACCACCAAGTAAGCCCCGCTGGCGGTGATTGAGCTGTACCCCTTGGCGTTCTCGTCGAGCGGTATCATCCAATATTTACTCGGTGTAGCGACCAATCCGGTGGCGACGCTGAAGGTCGTTGTCGTGCCGTCTCCCGTGAAGGTAACGATGCCGGCATTTTTGCCCATTTTTCCATTTAAGTTGATGCTCCCCCAACTCCGACTTGTGGAGGGGTTCAACGATATGGTTGAGTTGTTCAAGTAAACGTTTTGATAATTAACGTGGTCGGCGTATTGTCCCTCAATTATTCCGTAGTTTGTTGTATTGTAGATATAGACGTTGTCCAATGTTACATTATGACCGGCATACAAGTTTATGCCATAATAGGTGCTTTCTATGTAAACGTTCTCAAGCCCAACGTTCCACCCAGCAACGTAGATGGCGTTTGTATAGCTCGTACTTATGCTTTCAACCGTCGTGTTTTTTATGCCAACTAAGTATATTGAATACAAGTGGATACCATTTTTGGCAGTATTGTATATGTGGGTATCCTCTATGAACAACGTGGTATTTATTGAGGTGTTGGTTGTGGCCACTATTCCAAACAACGTGTTCTTTATTTGTGCTCCACGGATGTATGTTAAGTATGTGTCCTCTATGTGGATACCACTTACGGTTTGGTCCACGCCATCTATGATAATGTTGTCAAGCTCAACGTTGAACGAGTGGTAGATTTTTATGAATGAGTCCGATAAGCCATTTGCTTTTGTTAGTTTTAGATTAGCCAATATTATTCTGTTGTTAGCTCCTGCAATCGAGAACTCCGATATATTTATTGTTGTTTTGGTTGGTAATTTAGTTGATAAGTCGCCTACAATCACTCCACCAACGTCTTTTATAACTTCGTAGATTTTGTTTATTATTTCCCCAGCGTCATCGCCTGAGAATTCAATCTCTCCTGTTTTTCCATTTTTGGCGTAAATGGTCTCTGCTATGCCGTCCCCATTTGAATCCACTCCATATACCATATATGTTGCTCCAATTGCCGGAACCTCGACGCCTGAGTTCGGGTACGGGCGTCTAAACTCCATTAACATCACCTCCATCAAGGTATTGCACCAACGAGGTGCAAAATCTCCAAGATGGCGGCAATTATGCTTATGCTACCAATCGCCCCCCAAAGCTTTGCCAGTTGTCGCTTTACGCTGTTCAGCTCCGCCTCAAGGCGACCAACCTTCTTTTCGAGGTCGTGAAACCGGCCGTCGGTTTCCTCCCGTATGTCCTGAAACATCTTCTTCCACTCCTCATCGCGCTTGTCGAGCTTCTCATCGAGGCGTTGGAGCATCTCCTTTATCCACTCGATATCGGTGCGGAGTACCGCCACGTCCTCGCGGATTTTGGTGCCGTTGTTCTCGGGCATGGCGCACCACCTCACGGCTCGAAGCCGGAGTAGGTGCCCGCCTGCGGCACCGGCGACGGTAGCTGTTGTGGCGTTGGCGGTGCGACCTCTTTAGCGGTTGCGTAGGTGTATTTGCTGATGAGCTGGAGGAGCTGGTCAAGCGAGGCGATGCCCAGGACTGCCTGCAGGCTCTCGGTGAACGCACTTGGGTCGCCGATGCGGACGAGCTGGGCGTCATAGGCAACGGTGGCGTCGCTTGAGCCGCCGATGAGGCTGACCGCCAGCTGGCCGACGAGCGGAAGCACGGTTGAGGGCTGAAAGATGGCCCCGTAGCTGTTCGCCGTGTCGTCGTATACCGCTACATACGGCTCGACGCGGTTCGGCTGTGTGAAGCCGTTGGCGTAGAGCTTGGCCGGGTTCAAGTCGTAGGTGAGCGTCTGGCCACCCGGCGTGTAGAGGTTGAGCACCAGCCCCGCGTCGGCCACGTCGCTGTGGAAGACCGCGCCGATGAGCCAGCTCTGTTCGTCGCCGTCGCTCTCGTAGAGCGTTACCGTCTCGCCCGCCGGGAGGCTCTGGCTACCGTTCACGCGGAGGTAGCTCCAGCCGTCAAGGAGCGGGAGCATGCCGAGTATGTCCACATTATCACCCCCTCTACTCTTCCCACCACAACACGGTGAAGCTTATGTCGTTCGAGTTGGCGGAGGTGTTCGTAACCTCGATGACGCCGTTGTGGCCGGGCGGGATGCCAATGGCCACAAGCCCGATGGTGCTTGAGCCAACCGCAAACCGCCCCGACCCACCGGGAATGACCCTCTGCATCAGCGTCGTGCCGCCCGTGTAGGTAACGCCCTGATAGCCCTTCATCTCCATGCTCACCGTTTGGCCGAGCATCGGCATAAACGGCGTTAGGGCAGTTGCCGAAGCCGTGTCCACGCTCGCATCGGCGATGAACTTAACGTGGGCTTGGTCGGTCGTGTCAATCACGACGATTGCTATGTAGGCGGTTTTACTCGACGTGGACGGGTTTATCAAGGCAACGTTTGCCGTCCCGCCGGAGGCCACGCCCGTCGCTATGGCGTTCACGACCGCCACGTCGCCGTCCGCCAGCTTCCGCTCAAGCGGGCTGTAAACGTAGGTCTGGTCGGTGTCCGCTTTGAGGATTTTGTCGTTTAGCTCGCTGAGTATCTGAAGGATGGAAGGGTCGGAGCGGAAGGCGCCCATGCTCCCGCCCCCTTCACTCCAGCTCGTAGGTCAGCGTTACGTGCACCGGGTAGCTGGTGGTGTTTGCTTCCAGGGCCAGCCCGAACGCCTCACCCTTGTCGAGGTCGTAGACGGCGAGCTTTTCGGCCGTGATTATCTCGTTCTGCCCGCTCGCGAGGTTAGTTACCCTAATGACGCGGGAGGCGGTGATGTTGCCGTTTGCGTCAAGCCTCAGCCCGTAGAAGGTGAGCTTGTGGCCGATGACGTCCTCGTTGTAGAGCATCTGGGTTTCTACCCTAATCTTGCGGTGCTTCGGCGGAGCGTAGAGCACGGCAACCGTCGAGGAGGTAACCGCACCGTAAACGGTCGGCATTTCACCTCACCCCCCTAACCTCTTTCCAGAGCTTCGCGATGTAGTCGAACAGGTTCGTCGCGCCGACCTGCTGGAAGGCTTCCCTCAGCTCGGGGTTCGAGGTCGAGCACTTCTCGACCGTGTCCACGAGCCAGTTCGGGGCCTCGAACGGGTAGATGAACGAGTAGAACTTCATCGGCTTCTTACCCTCGATGAGCTTCTTTATCGTGCTCGGGTCGGTTACGATGCCGTACGTGAACTTCGCGATGTGGAAGGCCATCTCGACGTAGAGGTCGCGACCGCTCTCATTGGCGATGTTGAACTCCGGGTAGAGGTCGCGGAAGGTTATCAGCTCGGCCTCCTCGCTCGGGTCGTCGAACGGGCTTGTGGCTCCGTCAATCCACTTTATCGGGCCGGGCACCGGCCTTAAGCCATCGAGCGAGTAGCGGCCCACCATTCCCGGATAGTTTAGGTATACCTCCGCCTCCTCTGGGTTCACGCCGACGAAGGCCTGATAGAGCACGCCGGTTCTCGGCGGCTCAAGGACGTTGTCGCCGTTGCTGAGCTTCGGGCTGAAGAGGCCGGTTGTATTGCCGGCGCTGACCACTCCGACCCCGTACGGCTCGTAGTGGACGACCTCCCTCGCGTTGAGCAGGAAGAACAACGGCCCCTCCTTGAAGGCGACGCCGAGGTAGTAGTTAGGCTTCATGAACTCCATCTTTCCTCACCTCCAAATAATGGTGGAAAGGAGAGGCGCTCACTCTCCTATCGCCAGAATCTTGAAGTTCACGGAGCTGAGGTCGGTTCCGGCGGCGACCTCCTTCACGGCAACGGCGCTCGCGGTGGCGTCGTAGTAGTACTCATAGACCTGAATGGTTATGGTGTTGCCGTTGATAGCCCACCCGGGCTTGTAGAGGTTGTCTCCGCTTTCGAGGACGACTATGGCGTCGTGAACCTTGCTCAGCTCGTCGAGGGCGACGGTAAAGCCACCGGTCGGATAGGAGCTGGTTCCGGGAACGGTCTTCGCCTCAATTAGGTAGTACTTTCCCTTCCCAAGGGCCGCAATCACCATTTACACCACCTCCAAAGCTTTTTTCAAGCGGGGCAGAAGAGCTTCACGCCTCCGCTCCTCCGCCCCGCTCTGTCTGTTCGGCGGGGAGCGTCAATCAAATGCTAAGAAGGAAAGAGCCGAAGAGCCATCAGATAGCGCTGTTGAGGAACCTTCCGAGGCCGACGGTAACGCCGAGCAGAGCAATCTCGTCGGTCGGTGGGCTGTTGGCGTCCCACTGGTCGCTGTGGAGTTCGATGGTGTAGGTCTGCTTCGGGGTTATCGGGGTGGCCGGGAGAGGCCAGATGGCAATCTGGTTGCGGTTGTCCTTGACCTTTATCGGGCTGACGACCTGCGGAAGGAATATATTCTGACCAATCTGCATCTTTATAGCGTCAAGCTTCGGGTCGGCGGAGTAGCTGAGCAGGCCGATGATGAGTATTCCGGCATCCTCATCCATCGTGCCGCTGGCGAAGGTAACCCAATCGGCGTTGTAGCTGACGCTCCAATCGGTCCTCTTGGAACCGTTGAGCTGGAGGTGCTGTGGAGCGATTAGGCTTATGCCGAGCTGGGTGTCAGCGGCGGTAACGCCGCCGAAGGCGGGGTTGCTAAGCTCGTTCTTCATGACCTCGACGAAGGCGACTATCTGGTTGTAGTACTTCCTTATGGCGTCCTTGATGGTGGCGTCGTCGAAGCCGAAGAGGTTGTCAAGCTGGGCGTCGAGCTTGCTCTTCTCGGCCGGAGTAAGGGGTATGGCGTTGTAGGTGAAAACGCCCCCAACAAAGGCAACTTCCTTAACCGCCATTTTTCTCACCCCCTCAGTAGTTGAATACCTCGGCGGTTACGGTCTGGCTCGCGGCGGGCGCAACCGGCTTGGGCTGTGGCTGGACCTCGACGGGCTGAACGATGACGGTCTCGGCGGCCTGGCTCCAGTTGAGGCCGAGGCTCATAGCGGCCTTGGTGGCCAGCTCCTCCGGGTTAATCTTCTCGGTAACCCAGTTGTATATCGGCGGGAAGAGTGCTCCGAAGACGGCGTAGCCCTTCAGCCCGGGCTTGCCGAGGAAGCGGTCGGCGACGTAGGCCATCGTGGCACCGCCGAGGACGTAGCCGGCGTACTGGACGTACTTGTTGCCGGTGGCCTTGCCGAGGAGTGCGCCGAGCGTCGCTGAAGCGAGGCCGCTTATGGTGGCGTAGCCGAGGCCCTCGAAGGTCTTCTCGGTGAAGATGCTCTTTATCTCATCAACAAATCCGGCCATTTCGCCTCACCTCCGTGAAATAATTAGGGGCGGGCGTCAGAGCCCTCCTTCGAAGAACCTTCCGGCGCGGGCGAGCGCCTCCTCCTCCCTTGCGGTCGCGGTGGCCCTTCCTCCCTGAGCCATCTTCTTGTTGAGCATGGCCTGAAGCTGGGCGAGGGTGTGGTAGCTCCTCCTGACCTTGCTCGGGTACTCGTCCGGGTTCATCCTAAGGCTGGCGCGGTAGCCCCTCATCCTCTCGGCTATGACCTGGAGCCTCTCGGCGAGAGGCATTCCAGCGGTCTGGGAAGCAATCCTACCGAAGTGAACCCTCGTCTGCATCTGGCCGGGGTGCGGGCTCTCAATGGTGTAGGGCAGGTTGGCGACGACGACGCCCTTCCTGTGTATCCACCACCTTCCGCCAACGCTCTGGATGTAGAAGCCCTTCGCACCGACGTTGTTCATCGGGGTAACTTTGCCGGTCATACCGGCGACGAAAGTCTGCGGCCTTATCTTCATACACACCACCTCCGGGTGTTTTTTCTCGACCGGGGTTTCGGCCCCCCGGCGGGGCGCCCGGTCTCTATCTCTGTGAAAATTTTTTGCAAAACTTCTATTTATATCTTTCGCCGTGAAAGTTCTACCTTTGCAAAATCCAAGAGAAACGCAAGGTTTTTTGACGTTTGTAAAGTCAAATGGCGAAAAAAATAAAGACAAAGCTTTACGAACTCACGCCGAGCACGTCTTCGAGAACCTCGATGAGCTTTTCGAGGGCGCTCTTCCGCCTTGCGAACCGCTTGCCCCTCATGAGCTTCGCTATGGCCTGCGTCTTGTTGAGGAGCTGGCCATCGAGGAGTATGGCCTTCCTGCCCCTTAGCTCCGGCCGGCCGGTGTGCTCGCCGACATCAACCACCCGTCCGCCGACGAGCTCCGCTATCTCCTCGTAGCTCATCCGCTTGGCGGCCCTCGTGAGGGTCGTGAGGAGGTTCCACGTCTTCAGCTTAGCCCTCGTCGGCGGCTTTCTCGGCGGCCGACGGAAGTAGGTCTTGTTTCTGCGCTTCGCCACGACGATGAACTGCTCCTTGACCGGCTTGACGGGCGTCGCCATAGCAACCTGCCGTATCCTTTCGAGGCGCTCAAGGAGGTCTTCGCTAACCGGTCCGCCGTGTAGCTCCTCAAGAAGGCGCATGTTCCACCGGTCGGCCAACTCCTCCCACGCCGTCTGTTTTCTCGGCCTCGCCCGCTCCGCAACCTTCACGGCGAGCATGAGCTTGTTCATCGCTCACACCCCGAAGCCGAGGAACCCGAGTTGCTCAAGCTCCGTGAGGCGGCGCTTGTTGAGGATTTTTATCTTGCCGTTCTCCCACATCATCACGCCCTCGCGACTGAACACCGCCAAGACCTCCTGTGGGTTCTCGTAGCCCATGTCCTTGAGCCTCTCAAGCAATTCCTGCATCGTGTACTCGCCGCCCCGGAGGAACTCATACGCCTTGTCATACGGCTCGGGCACCTTTGGTATCTCGGCGATGAGCTTGGCGACGGCCTTCTTCACGCCGGTCGAGACGCTCCCGAACTGGCGCTCAAGCTCCCTCGCGTGCTCAAGCGGGATGAAGACGTTGCTGAGCCGGACGGTCTTGTACTTCAGCCGCCGGATTTGGGCCGGGCTGAGCCTGTAGCCCCAACGCCGCTCAATCTCCGCTTGCAAGGTCTTGTCGGTGAACTTGCTCGTTACGGGCATCTTGCCCCAGTTCTTCTCGACGAACTCCTCAATCTGCGCCAAAATCGGCGCCGGGATGTCAGCGAGCCTCACCATCCCTATCACCTCCGCGAGAACTCCTCAACCATCTTCGAGATGAACTTTTCGTAGCCGATGCGCCACGGCTCGGGCAAGTCGGCCTCGCTCCCGCCAACCGTCTTCAACGCCTCCACAATGGCGGACATCATCAGGTAGTAAAGGCCCGGCTCACAGGTGTAGCCCGGCTCCTTCTTCCGCACCACCTTGACCTTGTGGTAGTCCTCGGCGCTGTAGCAGACCTTGTAGTCGGTGGCGAACTTGAGGGCGAACCCGCACTCCCTCGCCGAGCAAGTCTTGAGTAGGTATTTGACCCAGCCGGCGGCCCGCTTGTAGAGTGCATCCATACCGCCCTCGACGAGGACGCCGCCGTAGTTCTCAAGGAGGTAGAGCGCCAAACCCTCGCGGAGGTTCCGCCTCTTCGCTTCGAGGCGCTTGATGGTCTTGTAGATGACGTTCTCGGCAAGCCACTTGGCGAGGAAGTCGGCGTAGGCCTCCGCGCCGGGGAACTGCTCCGCCTTCCCCCTGAGGTGGCGCTCGACGCCATAGAAGAGCATCTCGCCGACCTCCTTCGGGTTGCTCAGGGCGTCCTTGAGCCACTCCGGGATTTTGCCCGTGTACTCCCAAACGTACTCGGGGAACGTCTCCCTACGCTCCACAATCTCGGAGGCCGTCTTCGCCTCCACCTTCTTCCTTTCCTTCGACAGCTCCCTCGGTGGGGCCGCCCCTATGGAGACCCTACGCTCGTAGAGCGTCTTTGCGAGCCTGCGGGCAACTTGCAGGGCTTGGAGGTAAGTCATGCGCCCGTCCTCGACGGCCTCGGCGAGCTTCTCAAGGTCGGGCACAAGCTCATCCACAATCTCGTTTAGGATTATACCGTTCTTGATGGCCCACCGGTCGAGGTCGGCGTAGAGGCGCTCGAAGACTTCCCCCCTTGCGCCGGCCTCCTCTTCGGGCGTAAGTTCCTTGACTTCTTCCCGCTTGACCCCGAGCTTCCTCAGGGCGCGCTCCTTCTTCGCCTCCGCCAAATCCCACTCCGCCACGCGGAGGATTTCCGCCATCGCCTTCACTTGCTTGAGCCGGCCCTCGTAGACCTCCCTCGCGAGGCGGTCTATCAGCTCCATCGGGGGCCTGATTTCGTCCTCCTTGAAGCCGTGCAGAAGGAACTTGCCGACGTAGGCGTCGCGGAGCTTCTGCCGGATGAAGCGGAGGCCTTCCTCCTCTGGCGGGACTTCCATCTCCGCCACTTCCTCAAGTGGCATCTCGGTCTTCTCACCGTGCACCTCGACCGGAACTTCAATCCCTTCGAGCGAGCTTTCTTCGGCTTCCTCTTTGCGCTCCGGCTTCTTGGTCCTGCGCTCCCGTTTGGTGGGCGGCTTCGAGAACTCCTCCGGCTTGACGCCGCTCCAATTCAACGTCGCCAAGAGGACGACGCCGTAGGCAATCCGCCTCGGATAGCGGTAGAACGACCTCGGGAGCATGTGGGCGCCAAGCTCATCGTAGAGCATGAGCGAGCAGACACCGTCGGAGTAGCACGTTAGGAGCGCCATGCCTTCCTTGCCGTCCTTCTTGAGCACGATTTCGGTCGTGTCTTTGGAGCGCTTCTTCACCTTCACGTCGAAGCCAAGCCTCTTAAGGGCGCGCTCAAACTCCTTTATGCTCTTCGGTGAGTTCTCCTCAAGCCAGGCGATAACCTTCCGGCCCTCTTCGGCGGCCTTCTCGGCCTCCTCGAAAAGCTCGTTGGTGCACGGAAGGCCGAGGGTGTGCGCTTTCTCCACAATCTCAACGAGTGGGCGCTCGTGAACCTCGCCCGTCCACTCCGAGGTCGGCAACAAAGTTCCTTCCCACGCGCTCTTGGCCAAAAACTCAATCTCTTTTTTGTAGTGTTGGCAAAGGACCTTTTCCCTCCCGCCGAGAACCTGCCACCCCTTCTCGGTCGGCGAGAGGTAGGTCATCTCGCCCCTTACGGTTTTCTCCTTCCGGGCCGTTAGGTAGCCTTCCTTGATGAGCTTCTCCACGAGCGCCCGCGCTTCCTCTTTCGGTAGCTTGTGCTTGTAGTGCAAGAACGACGACACGGTTTCGAGCGTGTTAAGCGCCCCGGTCGCAACGAGTTGGAGCGCCTCCTTCTCCAAATCTGTGAGCGCCACAACACCACCTCCCGACCGCATTCTCTTGGTTGACATTTCGCACCGAAAATATTTACCTTTTTCGCCGGCGAAAGGTTTTTCGGGAGTTCGGCGCAAGTGCCTTTGGTGGTCGCCATGCCGTCCCACAAATTTCACCGCGCTTTGAACCGGCTCGTGCTCGGGGACGACTACGAGCTTGTGAACCTCATCAAGGACGCCCCATACCGCCTCTACCCCGGCAAGAAGCACCGCGAATACTTCCACGACAGAACCACGAACCTCATTCTCGGCTTGATTTTCGGGCCGAAGGGCTTCGTTGCGGGTGAGCTTCACGACTGGCTGGATAGGGAGTTCATCGAGGACAGAGAAACCGGCAAGTTGATGCTCCGGAGCGAGTGGGTGAAAAAGAAAAGGAGCCGGCGCTCACGACGGTGAGCGCTTCCGCACCTCAACGAGCCTCGCCTTCGGTTTCTCCTTCTCCGAGCGCTTCAGCCAGCGCCAGAGCGCCTTGAGGATGTTCTCGACAATCGGTATCGCGCCGGCGTAGAGGACGAACTTCTGCTCCCACGTGAGCTGGTTAACCACCTGTCCGTTGAGGGCGAGCGCCAAAGCGACCGCCACCGCAACCACTTCGGTCGCCGCGAGCTTCCAGGGGTCGAACTTCTCGCCGTTTTGGACTTTCTTTAGGTAGTGCGTGAAGCCGTAAACGAGGCCCGCAAGAAGGGCCGTCAAAATCTCCTCAAGAACCGCCATCCGCTTTCACCTCCTCGCGGCGCTTCTGGATGAGCGAGAAGAAGGCTTTGGCGTCCTCGACCACGTGGGGGTTGTAGCTGTCCCAATCGCAGAGGTGTCCAAGCCGGAAGTGGCACGCCCGGCAGAGCGGGATTAGGTTGCTCTCGTCGAAGATTTTGTCGGGCGCGATGTGGCGCGGAATGATGTGGTGAAGCTCCACGTGCCTCTTTTCGCCGCAGGCGTGGCAGTATTTCTCGTCCGGGTGCCGCTCCCAATATTTCCGCTCGAACTCCTCCCATTGCTCCTTTATCGCCTCGTAGTGCTCCGGGTGCTTTTTTTGGTGGAGCTTATAGCTCTTCACCATCGCCATCCCTCCAGAACTCATCAAGGCCGGGAACGTCGTCCTCGAAGAGCGCCTTCACGGCCTGCTCCTTCGCCTTCTTCATAAGCTCCTTGAACTCCTCGCTCTCAATCTTTGCCTTGATGTATTCGTTGAAGTAGCGCTCGCTGGTCTTCTTGAGCCAGTCAACCGCGAGGCCCCTAAGCTCCTCGTCGCTCAGGAGCTTTCTTAGCCACCGCTCCGTCCGGCGGTAGGCTATCTCCGTCCCGATTATGGTTCCGAGCGTCGCTCCCAAGAGGACGCCGAGAAGCATCGTCAGTAGGCTCTTCGGGTCCAGTCCATACGCCCATGACGGCGGAAGCACTTCGACCACCTCCTAACGTCCCAATACGCCTTCAGGAAGCCGATACCAACCGCAATGAGGCAGAGGCCGACGACAACTTGGGCGTTCAGCTCCATCTGTCCGCCTCCTTTGCGGCCTTCCAGTTTGCCCAAATCCACGCGCCGACCACTATGAAGGCCAGCGCCTCGATGATTAGCCACCTCACTCTTCCACCGCCTCGTCAAGCTCTATGAGTGCGTAGTCTATCTGCTCAAGCGCCGTCAGCTCGTCGCCGACCTTGAGGCTCTGCCGGGCCTTGTTGAGGCGCTTCTTTATCTTCTTCAGCAAGGCGTGCGTGTTAACTCTTCTTCCCACTCTCCCACCCCCCGATTAGGAGGAGGCCGAGTGGGAGGAGTATCAACCCGGCGCTCGTCGTTTGGACGGGTCTCTGCATCGGTAGGCTCAGCTTGAAGGCCTTTCTCGGGCCGGGCTTTGTTACCGTCGCCGTCTCGTCGCCATAGAGCTTTGAAATCATTTTGTCGGCCAAGATAATCCTCGCGTTGAGCGCGGCCGCGTCGAGCTTTGAACCCTCGCCGGTGGTGAAGTAGTTGAGCCACCGCTCGTAGGCATTCATCCTTGCGCTCTGAGCCTCGCCGGCCGTCATGCCGGAGAGCATCGCCGCATCGGTGGTGAACTCGGCCATAAACGGAGCGGCCGTAACGATGTCAATCTTGCCGGTCTTCGGCATGAGGAACAGAAACTCATTGTCGTGGGCGAAGACGGCCCACGCGCCCTTTTGAACCATCACTTGGGCGAGCTGGCGGCCGCACCAACAACTGTGCACGTGCCAGACGCGGCCCTTCACGATGTCGAGGTTGAGTTCTTGTGAGCAGTAGGCGCTCATCTGCGGCTCGTTGAGGCTGATGAACGGCTCCTTGTTTTGGAGCGTTGTAACGCAGGGCAACCCGTGTCCTGTCGTGAAGACGTAGGGATAGTCCGTCTCCAGAACGAGCTTCCGGGCATTTTCCGGCGTCGCCTCGTCGCCCCAGAGGATTACCGGCTTCTCGTCAATCTGTGGGGCGATGGCCTTCATGATTGCGCTCGGAACGTCAACGCCGAAGGTCGTCGGCAAGAAGTAGAGCACCGCTCATCCCCCCATTTCCCTGAGCATCAGCTCGACCTCGCTGAGGAGGAACTGGGCCAGAACGGGGTTCCAATGGCCGCGCCTGACCATCTGGACAAGCTCCTTCGTCGAGTAAACGACGCCGTTGGAGCTTGTTATGTAGCCGTGCGGGTCGCTTTCGAGCGCCCGGATTACCCTCGACACGACGGCTTGGTATAGCGTCGGGTAGTTGCTCAAGAGCCGTATTGCGTCGGCAAAGTCGCCCTGAAGGAGATACTCCTTTACTTGTCTGAGCACAACGACCGAGCTGTTCGCCATCTCAATCACCCCCCGCGAGCTTCTTCCCAAGCTCAAGATACTTTTTCGCCAAAAGGATGTCCGCCTGAGCGAGGAGCTTTAAGGCCGGGTTTGTTAGGCCCTCCCTCGCCACAATCTCGGCGAGTTGGTCGGTCGGCATAGCGTAGCCTGTGAGGGTTGCGAGTTCGTAGCCCTTAGCCCGCTTTAGCAAAAGCTCAAGCCTCGCCCTCGCGAGGGCCTGAAGGTCCGTGCCAAAGCGCCCTTGCTCTACCAACTGTTGGAGCTTTTCGCCGACGCTCGTTCCCTTCTCAACCTCGCGGAGCGCTTGCAATGGCGTGTAGAAGACGTGGCCGACGTGGAGCATCGGCAAACTCCTTTCCACCGGCGGTAAAGAGGCGACCCATTTCCGCATCAACTCAAGGCTCATCCGCACCACCTCATCGTATAATATAAATAAGGAAATATTTAAGGCTTCACCATGCCGAGCATCACGGCAAGTTGGTAGGCCTTCGACGTTATGTCCTTGATGAGCGGCCTATACTCGGGCTTCCAAATCCAGAGCCACTCGAAGACACCGCGTGGGCTGACGAGCCACTCGACGAACTTCTGAGCGCCGGTCAATGGGTCCTTCTCGACCTTCTCAAGTAGGGCATCTAAGACGGCCTTCACGAGCCTGTCCCTCTGCTCGTCGCTGAGCTTGTCCCACTTCGCCTTGTATTCCTCGAACTCCGCCCACCACTTGCGGTTCAACTCGTCGAGGAACTCTTGCTCGCTTTTGAATTGCACTTCAGAGGGCGAGGAGCTTCTCAACGAGTTCGGCATACTCCTTGAACTCTGGTCGAACCGCATCTTCGAACGCCTCCTTTACGATTTCTTTCTTCCCCCTAAGCTTCTTCGCAACGGCAGGGAGCGAGGCCGGGTTTTCGAGGGCCTTTGTGAGGAGGGTATCGACCCACTTGAGAACCGCTCTCGTTTTATCAGGCACCCTCACCACCTCCGGCCTCGCCCTCGCTCAGGAACTCGTCAATGTCGGGGAGGTCTTCCACCTTCGGCGGCTCCGGGGCGGGCATGTTCCCCGTCGCAACGGCCCCGGCCTGGTCATAGACGGCCGGCGCCGGCCCTCTGCGGAAAATCCCCGTGATTGCGTTGAGGAGTATCTGGAGGTTCTGCGGGTTGCTCAAGAGGTTTGCGAAGGCGTCCGCTATCTTCTCCATGAAGGCCCGCTTCGCCTCTGCCTCCTTGTGCTTCATCTCAAGCTCCTTCAGTTTGAGCTGAAGCTCGAAGGCCTTGAAGGGGTCCTCCTTGTCCGGCTTCTCGACCTTGAAGCCCAAGCTTTCGAGCGCTTCGGTCATGCGCTTGAGCTTCTCGGAGAACTCGGCCATCTCCTCAAGCGGGTCCTTCTTTGCGTTGGCCTCAACGGGTTGGCTTTGGGTGGCGTCGGCTATCATTTGGAGACGCTGGTCGAGGTAGTCAATGAGGTCGGCGAGGACCTCCCTGAGCGCCTGCCCCTCATCCTGCTTCTTCTCAAGAAGGAGCTTATAGAGAAGCTCCTCCTTCTTCTCCTTCTCCGCCTTCATGTCCTTAATCATTTCGAGGATTAGGGCCTTCAGAACGTCGTTGAAGTCGCCGCTCGGCTTCTTCTCGTCCTCCTCGAACATCTTCTTGATGAGCTTGAGCTTCATGGCCTGCTTCTGAACCTCCGCGAACTCGCGCACAATGTCGTCGTCTCTGCTTACGCCGGCCTGAGCGATGAGGCTCTGCAAAAGCAAGGGTGCTAACGGGTTCTTTGACTGCGCAAGCGCCGGCACGACACCGAGCGTGGCCTTCTTGAGCTGGAACTCTTGGTCTTGCTTCTTTTCGAGGAGCTTCATGACCATTTGGAGCGTCATCTCGGCCTCAACGTCGTCCATGCCGTAGCGCTCTTTTATCCGCTCCTTGATGGCCTCGTCGTCAAGGCCGGCCATCTTGCCCTGCAGAACGTCGGTCAGGACTTGGTTGTTTACGTCGGGCTTTGGCTCGGGCGCTTCGGCCTCTTTCGGCTTGGTCGCTTCTTCGAGGAAGTCTCCGATGTCGGGGAGGGCTTCCTCAGTTTCGGGCTTTTCAACCTCCAAAACGGCCTGTTCACTCAACCGCACCACCTCCCTGCTCAGCGGTCAAAACGCCCCACTCTTGTAGGGCTTCCTTCATAAACACATACGTGGCGAGCTTTTCCAACTGCTTCTTGTTTAGGAGGCCGATTAAAAACCTCAAGGCCTCTTCATACTCCTTGAGCGTGTCGGCGAGCATATCGGCGGTCGCTTGAAGGACACGGACACGCCTCCTCAAAAGCATGTTCTCCTGCCACGTCTTCATCAGAGCATCGGGGTCGGTAACTCTGAGCACGGCGTCGAGCTGATGGCGGATATACTCGTAGAGCGCATTCGGGTCCTCGATGAGCTTTTCTGAGTAGCGCACGATGTCGTCCCTCGTAACGACGCCGAGCTGAAGTAGGCTGAATATCAAAAGCTCCCCGAGACGGGCGTAAACCTCGCGCTCGACCGCGTAGCGGTGAAAGGTCTGGCCAAGCACTTCGGCGACAGTCTTGTCAATCTCCTTGAACGTCGTTGTGTTGGCGCTCTTCGTGTAGAGCGCGGAGGTGATTTTCTCTTCCTTCCCGCCATCGTTGGGGTTCTTTCTCGGGCGCCCGCGTTTCTTTGGCGGTTCGGGCAGTTCCTCGACCGGCTCAGGCTCGATTTCGGCTTTCGGCTCGGGCATCGGCTCGGCCTCCTTTTTCTCCGCCTTCTCCTCTTCCTCTTTCTTCCCCAGACTCGCCTGGTAGCGGTCCCATGAGCGCAAAATCGAGTAGATGCGGCGCTTTACGTCGGAAGGCGAGATGTGGAGCTTGTGAGCAATCCTTTTGACGTTGTTGAACTTCTGAGCGAGGTTGTAAATCTGCTTGTGGGTGTCGGTGAAGGGCTTGTTGTTGCCGAGCCGGCCGGTTTCCATAAACCAGCCCGGCACTTTACGTAGTTCAAGGATGAGTTCATCAACCTCGCCCTGTTCGTCCGCTTCGTCGTCAAGCTCGCCCTGTAGCCCGTTGGCGTCATCGGGGAGAAGTCCAACCTCCTGAAGGAGCTTGAGGAACTCATCTTCCTCGCTCGGTTCCTGCTCGCTGGCGTTTTCCTCGCCTTGCACCTTGTCGTTTGTAAAATCGCCGTCGGCCAAAGGCTCTCACCCCCTTGACATTCTAAAAGCCTCTATGCGAGAAAAGTATATATACTTTGCTCTGCCCCTTTGCAAACGTAAAAGGACAAAGCGGGCCTCAGAGGGTCGCTTTCACGTCAAGGGAAGAAGGGACATATGGGAGAAAAAGCTTACACATTGGGCGCAAAAAATAAGGAGGGTCAATCTGCGCTCGGCCTTTCTATCGCTTTGTTCCGGACGGCCTTCCACCCATCCCCGGGAAGGAAGAGTGGGGTGTGTTCATTGTGGCGAATGAGCCAACCACCCTCGACCTTCTCCGCAACGTGGTCCGTTCCCTCAAGCGCCTTGAAGTTGTTCCGCTTCGTCTTTAATTTGATGAAGAAAAAGTCGCCCTGCCGGAGAACGGTTTTGCCCTCCTTCTCGGCTTTCTTGACCTCGGCGGGCTTGAGCCACTCTAAAGCCTCGTCTATGCCCTCCACCGAACGGGGTACTCTGACGACCCAAATGTGTCCGTTGTCAACGCCGATGAGCCACCCGCCGCGTTGGCCGTGAGAGTAGAACTCCCCGTTGCCCTCATAGGTGATGAGGACCATCTTTTTGTTTGTATCCACTTCAAAGAGCCAATCCCCGCCTTGCAGATGTTTGTTGCTCTTGTACCCGTAAAAATCAGTCGGAATTTCAACCTTGCCGTCCTTCACCTCGATGAGCCGGGAGGTATGCACCCCCCAACATCCATGCGAAAGCTCGTAGAACTTAACTTTGCCATCCAAGGCCTCCATAATGGCCTTCTTTTGCTCCTCCGTTAAGTGGGCTTCGCCCCAACCTGGGTAGTGGACCTCAAACCTCATCGTCTCCACCATCTTCAACACCTCCCATATCTATCTTCAATCTTATGTAGTCGCTTCAACTATATAAACCTTTCGCAAGGCGTTGCTTGAATATGTAAGCCCGCACTTGCTCGTGCCTTTGCAAAAATTTTTTGAAATTTTTTTGCAACCCGATGAATACGCGTGAGTTTCTGACGCGAAACCTTCACACCTATGCAAGAAAATCTTCATACCTACGAAGAGGACTTAGCTCAAGTGGGCAAAAACTAAAGCACAAGTGTGAAGGCGAACGTGCGCACGTCTGAGACTGTGCTTTCAACGTGAGCGCACTCTATACTATATATGTATATATGCGACTGCGCTGCTGTGCGGTGAGGACCCCGCCAAGGCTGTCAAGGTTTGCCTAACCACGTGCAACTTTCCGCTTGCACGTGAACGCCAAAGGTTGCGAAAGGTTTATATAATTGAAGGTGCTATGTAAGATTGAAGACGGATATGGAGGTGTCGGCAATGAAGGTGTTAGTGTCAATGAATATAAACGAGTTTGGGGAGCTTATGAAGGAGCTTGGCTACGAGCTTTGGGAGGACGACGGATATACTTTCGTTTTTGGTAGGGTTACTTACACGGACGGCGACCTCCAGGATTGGCAGGAGGTCGTCGTCAAGACGGAGAACGGCGAGGTCCTCATCGACCTCGCCTCGGGAGAGACCCTCGGCTCAAGAGTTCTCTATGGCACGAATAGGAGTGTGCCGGGGTGGAGGCTTTGCCCCACCACCGGCGAATGGATGAGCGAGCAAGAGTACGAGGAGCGGTGCGACGAGGACCCACAGCCGTTTTACGTCCCGGAGAGGCTCTTAGAGCGCCTCCGCTGGAAGGCGTCCCATATTGCGGACGCCTATTGATTTTCCCTTATTTTTTTGCGCCCGCTTTTGCAAAAATTTTTCAAAATGCTCGTTTCTGTGCGTCGAGAAGGCAAAAAATAAAGAGAAAAGCTCACTTCTTCCGCTTCGCAATCTCAGCCATAAGCGCCTTGAAAGCGCTTTTCGCAACCCACGCCCTCGTCGAGGGGGCGCGGAAGCTCTTCACGAACTCGTCAAAGCCAACCTCGTGAAACTCACCGTAGCGGTCCACATAGCGGACCTTTGCGCCGTCCCTCGTCAGCTTTATCCAAGCCATCAACCTTTTCTTTGTCGCGACGAGGAAGGCTTCTCGGACCTCGATTGGCTCCATAGCGCCTTGCTCGACGAGCTTCTCAAGGCTCCTAACAAGGGCGTAGTAGTTTGAATTGCTTTTCTTCTCAGACATGCACATCACCTCCTCCGTTTTTTGCAAAGCCCGGCCATTCCGGGCGGAGGCGGAACGGTTGGACGGCACCCCGCTTGAGGAGCACCGCCCAGATACTGGGTGGAAGGGCGTTCTCACTCACGAGGTCGCCCTTCCGGAACGGCCCGGCAGGACCGTCCGGCGTCATCAAGCCCTCTGGGAAGTCGAGAAGGAACCGGTAGACCCACTCCGGGGCCGGGCGCTCAGTTTTCCTCCTCGCCGTCTTGGTTTTCTGCTTCGGCTTCACCCAGCCGAGAAGGCTCGCTTGGGGCATTTTTTCTTTCCTCCTCAAGCTTCTTTATGAGCTTATCCACTATTCCGTTTACTGTGGACTTCACAACTCCAAGCGCAAACAACTCTGGGCCGGCAATGGCTATTAGAGCATCGGTAGAGGCCTTCTCCATAAGTTGGTGAAGCAATTCAAAGGCCATTGCTTCATACATTCTTGCGCGCTCTTTAAGTATGAATTCGAATTGTTCTTCCTCCAACAAAGCTCTAACGTTGGCGTCGTCTTCGGCAAGCTCTTTGATGGCTTCAAGGGCGTGCTTAACGGTCTCAGCTTTCTCCTTGTAGTATTTTATGTAGTATATCAACATCTCAAGCTCCTCTTCCTCAGTTGCGCTGTCTGGGACAGTTACATCCAATTGGAACCAACCCTTGTTTATAGAACAAACTTTCCTCACCACTCTAATCACCCCCTTTCGCCTTCCATGTCTACCGGCTCCAACAAGATGCGCGGGCTGAAGTCCGGCGGCGCCAAATCAAGGAGCGCTCCACACCGGGGACACCGAAATGGCCGGTGCGGGTCGGAAACCGAAAAAACGAAACCGCAAAACGGACAAACCACCCGCTCACTCACGGCCATCACGCTCCCATCTGGTGGATATAGAATTCTTGTGGAACACTCCCAAACAACCTCCGAAACGCTTTCTTTGCAACTTCTTGAGCCTCGTAGGGGTTGCTTG